GTCAGCTACTGCTGCACCTTTGTAATGTAAATGTAATCTACCTTGCTCAGACCAAACTACTTGGTCAGAAGTCATAGGCATTTCAGCACCTACTAGTCTTAAGAAAGAAGCTACGGATCTGTTTCCATATACCTCAACTTCTTGCTCATATAAATCTGGTAGGTATTGTTGAGACCAGTCATTAGAACCACCAGTAAAAGATAGGTAGTTACTAGACAGGGTCTGCTTAGCCGGCGCAGCTGTTGAATTTAAACTGCCTCCGGCGGTTGGAGTTATTGCTGCCATTATTTATAAATTTTTTAAATTAATTTTATTTTTTATCTCTCAATTTAATACGTAGCTTAGAGCTATCGTCACCGGTTATTGCTCGTACTTTTATTCCACCAGATTCCACATAACCGCTACTAGTCTGTCTCGGGTCCATATTTATATTTTTGGACTCTGCTGAGATTTCCTTTACGGCTTCTGTTTTACCAAGTTGATAAAAGTGATTTGCAATACTATCGGCATTTTTTGCGGCAAATAATGCTTTATGATAACCATACCCATCTTTTAAACTATTATTTTCGTCAAGGTAACTACCTACAACATTCATAATATCCATTTGAGTATCTTTGGTTTTATCAACATCTTTTAATTTAAACCTATATTTTTTATCTTCAATATTAAAATCAAAACCTTTGAATTCTTGATTGAAAACTTCATTTGTTTTTTGTTTAAATGCATTTGACGCTTTTTCTTGTATCTGAGAAGCTTGTTGCTGCTCATTATTGTATCTATTAAAAAAGTCTACCGCTTTTTGCTGTTCAGCACTTAAATTACCGGTAGTTTTAACTTCTTTATAGTATTTTTCTTTTTGGCTATTTAAATAATCTTTAGCTTTTGCTACTTCTTCTTTAAACGCTAATTGTTTTCTTTTTATATCGACGGAATCCTCAAGTTCTTTATCATATGAAAAATTATCTTTTACTAAAAAACTAATTTCATCATTATCAAGATGAGGTTTTGTTGTGTTATAATATTCTCGTACAAGATTTATATCATCAAATTCTCCGTAATTTTTATTAAGTTTTATATAATCTTCCATTGATCCTCCAGTCTCATTTATAAAATTAATAAGATCTGTAATTCCCTCTGGTATATTTACTTCAGGCTGACTTTCCTCTTTAACAAGTTTTTCTTGTTTTGGGTCTGGTTCTATTTTAGCCTCTGGTTTAACCTCTGCTTCTATTGGTTTTTCTTCTTTAACTTCTTCAACCACTGGTTCTTCTTTAACTTCTTCAACCACTGGTTCTTCCTTTTTAGGAATTTCTTCTTTAGCTTCTGTTTTGTTACTTTTAGTAACTGGTTCTAAATTTTGTTCAGGGATTTGCTCCTCTTCTTTAGGTTTTCGTAAATCTACTTTAGTTATAGTTTCCTTACCTATATTAGCCCCCATTTTTTTGAGTGCTTTGGTTTCTTTTTCAGCAGCGGATGGATTTTCATCCTCAACTACCTTTGCTTGTATTTCTTCTGACATGATATAATATAATTATTTGTATTCTTTTAAAAGGGCAAGAATACTGTAGGCCCTTTAATTATATACCTTGATAAGCTACTATAGTTCCAGAGCTTACATCAATTTCAGTCCAACGACCATAAATTGTTACTCCTTTTGGAAATGTAACACTATCAACTACTAATCCTGCTGCTCCAGCGCCAATGCCTTCTGTATTCACATATGTTGTTGAACTTTCTGCAACTAATCCGCTTGCACTATCGAAAACTGTATCTGTTAGTATTGTTATTGCAATAAATACATTTCCAGAAGTTGGAGTTATCGCATCTGAACTTGATGTTGTATATGTTGAACCGTTTATACTAGCGGTCCAATCGTTTTTTACTACTTTACTCATTGTTTGATTATTTATTAATTGTTATTTTTTTTTAGGTTTTTTAACCATTCTTTTAAATGTAAATTTTCTATCTTGTAAATTTTTACCTGTCATAGTAACCTTTTCTTTTGTTCCCATTAAACTTGAAGACACAGGTTTACCTCCTGTATTACCCACTTGAGCACCATATGCTTTTGATTGATTTAGCCTTTTACCTACAGTATAGTCACTAGTTGTTGTAGAAACTACCGTATCTGTTTTTTGGTCAAAACTAGGAAAATCTCTTTTAGATTCTGCTACATAATTTTGAAATTTTTCCTTTTTAGCTTCGTTAAATTTTCTTTGTTTTCTAGATAACTTTATTTTAGGGATCAACTTACCTATTGTATCTGTTTGTTTTTTACTGAAAACTCCGTAAGTATCGTTGTCATTTTTCCTAGGTGTTAATTCAAATTGTTTTTTTGATGCCATAATTTCTATTTTTAATTGTTTATTTATTATCTTGGCTCAAATTGCTCTAAACCGAATCCTCCTAAACTATCAAATCCTGCTGATTCAAAATTCTTTGGAGGGGTATCTTTTTGTCTTTGTTCAATAAGTTCAGACTGTTGAGAAGCTTGTATTTTAGTTCTTTCATCTTTTCTATCTTCTTTATACTTATCTTTATCATTAATCACTTGTAAATCCATTTCTTTAAGCTTTACATTCAATTGGAACTCATGTAACATAAGTTCTTTTTTAATTGCTGCTTCTCTTTCAAGCTTTTTTATATCAAATTCTGTTTGAGCTTGATTAAGTTTTACTTTGTTTTCGGTCATAATTTGGTTTTTCTGTATATCTACCGCAGCAGCAGCCTCAGCAGCTTTTGCATTTGATTCAGATTGTAATTCTATATTCCTAGCTGATATAGCCTGATCTTCTTCCATTTTTCTCCTTTTTCTTAATTTTAATAACTGATTTGCTAATTTAAGATTTCTTACTTCTCGCACATCAATAGCATCCTCTAAATTAATTTGATCTTTTGAAAGAGACATTTGTATATTATTTTCAAGTAATTGTTTTTCCTCTTCATCGGGTGCTAATTCTAAGAATACGCCGAAGTCGTGCAAGTGTAAATTCTTAACTTCTTCAAGACTTGCTAAATTGAATCTACCTAATGAATTAATAAACGAACTATTCATATTAGCATATTCTAATGCGTCTGATATTCTTAAACTAATACATTCAGCTGTTTTTAAAGTGACATATAATCCCGCTTGTAAAACATGCCTTGTTGCTGTATTTGAATTTGCAGCGGCCATTTTTTGTAATCCTACTAATGCGTTTTTATCAGGCATCGCCCCATCTCTTGCTTCATTTAACCCTGTAACGTCTCTTATCATTTGTAAATAATAATTATAAGCCGTAATAAGACTTTGTATTTTTTGTCCACCACTTCCAGTTTGTAATTCTTGTATTGGTACTCTACCGTTATTAAATTCCCCATCTTGTGTCATAGATCTACCAACTACAGAACCTGTTTGGAAATACATATTTAAAGCTTCTTGAGGATTATAATTTGTACCATTTCCTAAATCTACTTCTGCAATTCCATCTGCATCTAAAAAGACCCCATCCGGTACCATTCTTGCTAATACTTGTTGTAATTTAAGATGAGTTAATTGTATCATATCAGCAAATGTCGTCATTCTACTTACTAAAGACTCTAATCTACCTTTATACATTCTAGGTGCAACTATATTATATGACATTTGTACTTTAGTGGTATCTGATTTTGGTCTTGTCATATTTTCATTAAGTTTCCAATCCAATATATTTTCACTACCAATAATTTTAGCACCAGAATATAATACTTCAATTGATCTATTTACTTTTTCAAATCTTGTTCGTTGATCAGCGGGAGGATTAAAAGTATCGTCTTTTTTTATAGCTTTTTTACCACCGGACATGGTATCTTTAATTTTATATGTTTGGTTTTTATATGATTTATATTCATAATAAAGTACATATACAAATCCATCGTCATCCCCGTCTAATGCTCCGTATGATTTATTATATAATAAACGTCCAGAGCCATGACCATTATCTTCTATATTTTTTATTTCTTCATCAGATATATCAGGAAATTGTTTTTTAAGTTCAATTATACTAATTTTTCTAATTTCACCCACATAATATAAATCATCAAAATAAGGTGATTCTGTAAATGAATATACTATATTAGTTGGGTCTACATAATTTATTGTTATGCCTTCTGATTTATTAAATCCATTTTTAACACATCCCATGCCTAGTACAGTAATATCATAATCAAGTCTTTTCTTTAATAAATCATATTTATTTTTATCTAATACATTATTTATTACTTCTTCCTGGGCTATCTCAATGTTTTGTTTATAATCAAGCTGCATATGAACGCCTAACTCATCTTCATCTTGGGGTAAAGTTTTAGGGTCAGTTTTAAAAGTATTTATACCTAAAGTTTTTTGTATATTATCAATATATTCTTTTGATTTCATATCTCTTAATATATTTTCCATATAATCAGTACGTTTTTTTACTGAACCAGGATCTTGTGAATAAGCTTTTATTTTATACATTCTTTCTGCAATACCGTTTACTACTATATCTACAAATTTTGGTATAATTGGTATTGGTTTCCAATCAAGGTTTAAATATGATAAATCGCCATTAATAGATAATTCATCTTTATATTTTTGTATAGACTGTTCTCCCCTTGCATACAATCTTAACCTATGAAAATTTTCGCGGTTTGATTGATACCTAGAGGTCCCCGAATCTTGCTTAAACCATTCTGACTCTATTGCGTTTCCTATTTTCGCACCGTATTCTTGACTTGATTTTTCTGAGTTAGATACTGACTGACTCGGAAATAATCCCTGTGGATGTGATTTTGCCATTTATTTTAATATTTTTGATAAATTACCTTGATTGTTGTACTTCTTAAATTCAAATTCTAATTTTTTTGTTGTTCTAGCTGTAGCGGGATTATATAAGTTTTTATTACATGCCATAATTGCTAACCCCGAACTAATAGCCGCGTCAAACTTTGTTCTTTTATTTATATCAAATAACGCCCAATCATTTAAAGTGCGATTAAAATATAAATCACCATAGTTACTATCTTCCTTTAGCCCTACATATTTATCTATATAGGATTCTATTGCAGCAGCGTGTGCTTGTCTTATATCTTCAGATGAGTTTGGTATACCCCCTACTTCCCTCTCTGCTACGGATAATTTATTAT